CTTTGAAAAAGCTTGAAGGAAAAGCGTTGATTGAATTCAAACGTCTCCCAGCAAGCGGTACCCATCGAACAACTTACGCAATCGCAACGCCAAAAGGAAGAAAAGAGGCATTCAAAGATGACTAAAACTGTATACATGCTCGTAGGCGTTCCAGCGTCCGGTAAATCTACTTGGACTTGTTGTCTGATGGACGATTATGTCAACGAATCCGTATTTTTGTATTCAACCGACGAGTACATTCAAGGCGCTGCCGATGCAGAAGGCAAAACGTACAACGATGTTTTCCAAAGCACCATCAAGGAAGCAACCGCCTGTATGAATGAGTCTCTGGCGGAAGCTACCTTCGCCGGTATGGACATCTTTTGGGATCAAACCAACCTGAGTGCCAAAGCCCGTATGGGCAAGTTGAGCAAAATTCCCAAAGACTACCGAAAGGTGGCCGTGGTGTTTCCTATTCCGGAAGCAGAAGAACTCCAGCGTCGATTGGACTCACGTCCGGGCAAAACGATACCAAGTCATGTCATGGAATCTATGATAGGAAATTACGTTCCCCCTACCAGAGACGAAGGATTTGATGAAATCATCGAGATCAAAGAATGAATATAGCATACCTACTGTATGGGTTCATGTTTGGGCTGGCTACGACGCCATGGGTTAGGCAAGTCGAACCTATGTATTTGACGACATTGAACATCGCCGCGCTGATACAGTCTGGTATTCTTTTGTCAGGCTGTATCGCTACCGCACGTTTGTTGCTTCTTTCTCCGGAAGAACTAGATACCGTTGTATCAGTCGAAGAACGTCGAGCAGCCTTCACTGACCAAAGCGGCAGGGTTTTGCCAGCAATGGTTTGGCTGGCAGTATCGTTTTCATTGGTATATTATGGGCTATCAGGGGCAAGCTGGTATATGTCAGTTCTTCTGGCGTTCTTAATCCTTCATCGTGCTGTGGTCAAAAAATTCTCATGAGAAAAAACAAGAAATACATTGAACACGAACAACTCGCCAGTGAGGCCATGGCCAAAGGTGTCAAGTTGAAAGCGATCAAATATCAGCGTGTCAACCTCCACTGGAGGGATAACTACACCATGAAAGGCAACTGGTCTACCCTGCACGAAGGATGGTCAGATTATGGTGTTGAATCATGTTCGGTCGCGTATTTCGAAAACCAAGACGATGCGGTATGGTTCGCATTGAATGTCAGAAAATTCCCAAAGGATGCATGATGAATTACGAAACTAAAACAACGGTGATCACGAAAGTAAAACATGAACTACACGTGAACTTCGATGATGTTGCCAGTACTTTCGGCGGAACCATTGATCCAGATGATTTGAAAGATATCAGAGTCGAGGAATCAGATAGTGGTGGCAGCTATCACAAAGGCGAAGATGGCTATTTCAAGCTAAAAGTAACACTCAAGAATTACACACTAGTGGACCATTACGAATGTGTCGATATGGGTGCACGAAATCCACCGGACGATCAAATGGGCGAAAAGTTCATCGAGTTAATGAGGGACAAATATCCAGAAAAGAATATTCAATCAGACGCACGTTTCTGGTGGTCTCCCACACACCATAAAAATGAAGGCAAAGCACCGCATTACCGCATGGGAACGATCAGTTGGACAACAAAGACATCATCATGACAAAATACCACCTTGATCTATCCGGACCATCCGGAACGTCTTTTAGGATACTGGCGGCAACCAATTATCTCCGTAGACAAGAAGGCGATGATCCAGCCAAAGATACGTTCAATCGTATCGCCGGTAAGGATATCCTGATCAAACATATGACATCAGGTGACTTCAATCATCTTGTTCGGGTGTTCTCGGAGCGTTTCCCGTATGTGAAAATCACCAGCAAACATAAAATAGATGGTATCGACTCCGATTTATACACGATTGGTGAACGAGAAATACACTACCTTTGATCTCCTTATGATAAATACAACACTGCTAGCATAATGCTAGTTTATGGGGAACCAACCCCGTAGTCCATAGACTGGACCATAAAGGAGAAATAAAATGGGAAGACCAATTCATCAAGATCGTATCGGACTTGGAACAGGAAGAGTTAGCGTAACACGTTACCGCTTCACGGGAGAATCACAAGTTCTTTCAACAACCACACAGGCTTACATTGTTAGCCAAAACAGTAACACACGCTTTAGTGTAACTGATGATACAACAACTGAAACACTTAAGCTTGTTAACAAGACAACACTTGCTGAAGGTGAAATGTCAATTGATGCATTGCTGGATAACTCCACGATTGTTCAGGTTACACGCTTGCACAACAAAACAATGCAGTATGAAGGCGTACCAGTCGCAACACCAATCGGTGGAACGAAGATTCCTTACGTCCTTGGAGCATTATCCGCAGAACCGGGTCATGACACAGGTGATGGAATTGCTGTCGTAGACGCACAAGTATAAAATACAAGATATTTTGAGAACAGGGGCTTCGGCCCCTTTCTTTTTGCCTAAATCAGGCCAGCGTTTCTTCGGAGACTATTGAACAGATCGCCCATTTCGTCTTTGCTTGGACGACCACCATGTGTTAGTAGCTCAGTGAACTCTTTGCCAATGTCAGATGGTTCAAGATAATGAATACCACCAGTTTTTTCATGAATCATTTTATGAATTAGGTCCAATTGTACACCTTCTTCCTTGCCTTGATCCTGCATATAATGTTGTAGTTCAGGGTATTCATCTAGTACCTGCCATTCTCTCGCATATTTGACATCCATGATAAAGTACATATCGTCGTAGTCATCGTCGTCGCCCGACGAAGCGACATCGATATAGTTCACGTAATTGTTGAAATCAACATAGAATTCGAATTCAGTATTAAAAATGTCGTCCTCGTTATATCGAAGACCAGCATCATGCACTCTGAATGGCATATAATCAAGCAAGAATTTGATGTATGATGTGAAATCCTTCTTGAATGTTCCATTACTTCCCATTGATTTATCTGCCACTGTTTGTAATGCATCAGTGAACAACGAGAAATATCTAGGGTGACGGTGAATCTTATCCGATAATTCAATTAATCTATCCGAATGTATCTCTTGTTTAACACCTAACTCTTCCATTAGTTTCAACAATATATCATCGTTCATCTCTTCTAGCGCATAAAAGATGTCATCATTCGTTATCTCCGATGGATCATAGCGTGTTTCAAAATCATCCCAAAACTGTAAAGCTTTGTACATATCTTCCCATTCCTGAGATAATTGATTTATGTTTGCCCACGCAGCCAATATAACTTCATCTTTTTCCATATCAACATCGTATGGTTCTGGTAAATCAGAGTTACTTGATCGTATGTCGAGTTGCTCTTTGAATAGTTCTTCGTCGCCGGATCGTCTGATCTCTCGTAGATCACGCAAGGCAGGTTTCATCTTCTTTAATTCTTGTTGTGTGTCATGATCAAGATCGGATAGTGCGAAATTATTACTAGCATCATATCCGCCACCTTTGATGCCCGTGATACGTTGATCCTTTAACAACGGAACAATGTATCGGTGATATCTTTCTACAGGCTTTGCATTGGCCCGACCTTTCATCTCACCAAGCATGCCATTGCCATCAAGAATGAAAGTCAAATGAGGTATCCATGGAGACTCTTCGTCGGACATCTCAGGGTTTGCCTTTACTCGAAAACTTAGAACCTTTTCGTCGTATCCGGATCGTCCTTGATTGTTCCCACAGTGCCCCATCGCTTTGCCTTCAGCATCACAATAATTTCTATCAAGCAACCACCAAGCTTTATGGCCATGCTCGAATTCCATGAAGATTTCATCGCCAGCTTCGATCTCTAAGCCGCGTTCTTTCTCGGCTTGAGCTTCGATCCAGTCGTCTTCCAACCCTTTCAATTCACCGATGACCTCGCCCAACGTCTTTTTTGGGAACACGTAATTTGCAATACTAGGGGCGTTCACAGCGACACCCATGTAGTGACTAAGTTGCTCTCTTATCCATTTCATCACGGAAGCATCTATTTTCTCTGGACCAACGGATACGTCGCCGCTGTCCAACGCGGCATCAAATTTCTGCCGCTCCTTGGTTAAAACATCATGCTCTGGACTGAAAATACGATTGACCATAGCCATCTTAGCATACCGGAGATACCAAACAATTCTATCGTTCTTACGAAGTGTTTGTTTAGCCCATTTGATCTCTTTCTTAATGGCCTCGCCGGTCTTTTCAAGATCAGTCTCTGGACTACGGGAGTACTCACGTACATAAGCCAACACTGAATTGAACATATCACCGTAGTTAGGGGCCTCTGTCAGCATGTTTTCGAACAACACACCGCCACGTTTTCCTGATTGAATGAACTTTAATTGGTCTAATACATCACGCATACAGTATTTATACGAAAACACTTGACAAACATTTCAAAGTTAGTATATAATGATAAATAATACCAGTTAAGAGATAGACTTTTAACTCTCATACAGCAACAAGGGAGCCTTGATATGCATCACCAATTGGCCTTTGGCCCACGACCACGTACCCACGATTCAGATAAGTATTTTTCGAGTTCATTTGCATTAATTTGCTTTGGTTTGGTGTTATCTTTGTGTACCCAAACGATGTTTGCTTTTGCTGAACGCATTTTTGCACGGGTATCTTCCGTATGAACATGTCCCTGCAAGTTCATAACTTAATCGGAGATATCAAATGACAAAATACGACTTGCTTGTTTACATTGGGCGCTTCCAGCCACTGCATCTAGGACACACACGTGTCATTGATCGTGCCTTAGAACTAGCCGATAACGTCCTTGTTATCGTCGGATCAGCAAACTCTGCACGATCCAACAGAAACCCATTCACATACGACGAACGCTGCAAAATGATAGCAGATTCAAATCCCGCTGCCGACGCCGCTGGCCGCATGGGCATTGTTCCAATGGACGACATGACATACAACAACAACGGATGGATCGCACAAGTTCAAGAAATCGTGGCCTTTCAGTGCCAAGAACTAGAGTTGCCCGATGATCCTAAAATTGGCCTGATCGGCTGCAACAAAGATTCCAGTTCATTCTATCTGAAATTGTTCCCAACATGGGACTTCGAAGATGTATCATTCCTTGATAACCTGAACGCATCAGACATCCGCGATACTTATTTCAGCGTCAATCCGGCAAGCTACCATCGAATGGTACCACAAGCCGTTGACACGTTTTTGGAATATTTCCGCGAAACCCCCACAATGGACCAACTGATGCGAGAGTTCTACTTTGTGGAACAGTACAAACTGTCAGTACAAAAATACCCTCGCATCGAACACACCGTTGATGCTGTCGTCGTACAATCAGGACACGTCCTTTTGATCCGGCGTCGAGCAGAACCCGGCAAAGGCCAATGGGCAATCCCCGGCGGATTTGTTAACCCTGATGAATTTCTGGTTGACGCAATGATTAGGGAACTTCGTGAAGAAACCAAAATCAAAGTTCCGGAACCGGTCCTACGTGGATCAATCGTAACACAGAAAACATACGATGATCCATATCGTTCAGCACGTGGCCGGATTATCACACAAGCATTCTATATGAAACTTCAAGACCAAACCAGTCTGCCGAAGATCAAAGGATCAGACGACGCCGACAAAGCAAAGTGGGTTCCGTTAAGTGAACTTGAGCCTACGAATATGTTCGAGGACCATTTTTGGATTATCCAAGACATGTTAGGAGAATTATCATGATGAAATATGGATGGGCACCAAAAATGGATACACCGGAAGACCGCTATAAGGCACGTATGCATGCAGCATATCTTATCTGCGGATGTCCTGAAAACATGAGACTAGAAGCTATTGAAGAATTGGCAAATGCGCCAAAAAGACCATTAGAAAGACTGATGGCCAAAGAAGCATAATAAGGAGATTATCATGCAAACTAACATTCTACTAAGAACCGATTCCTACAAAGCAGGGCACTTCCTGCAGTATCCCGAAGGCACCGAGTATGTAAGTTCATACATCGAAAGCCGTGGTGGCAAATGGGACAAATCAGTGGTCTTCGGACTCCAAATGTTCCTGAAAGAATATCTCACCAAACCAATCACCCAAGAAATGATTGATGAAGCCGAAGCCTTTTGGGGCGCACACGGCGAACCATTCAACCGCGAAGGCTGGATGCACATCTTGAACAAACACAATGGTTATCTGCCAGTCGAAATTCAGGCAGTACCAGAAGGAACAGTCCTTCCAAACCGTAACGTGATGCTGCAATTGGTGAACACCGATCCATTCGTTCCATGGTTGACCAGCTATCTGGAAACAAGTTTGCTCCGAGCAATTTGGTATCCTACTACTGTTGCAACAAATAGTTATGCTTCAAAAGTGGTCATTTGGGATGCTTTATTAGAATCCGCAGATGATCCAGCAGCAGAAATCGGCTTCAAGATGCATGATTTCGGTGCACGTGGTTGCTCAAGTCCCGAAACAGCCGCCCTAGGTGGTTGTGCACATCTGGTGAACTTCTTGGGCACAGATACCGTCGAAGGTGTTATCGCCGCCAGACGCTACTATGGTGAAGAAATGGCAGGGTTCAGTATTCCAGCATCAGAACACTCCACTATCACGGCATGGGGTGGTCCTGACCAAGAAGTTGATGCATTTCGCAATATGATCAAACAGTTTGCAAAGCCGGAGAACATGGTTGCCTGTGTATCAGACTCATATGACATCTATAATGCATGCAGCAATCTTTGGGGTGATGAACTTCTCAAAGATGTCAGAGACTCTGGCGCAACACTTATTGTACGTCCAGACTCTGGTGATCCAGAAACTGTTCCAATCGACTGCATTTTGCGATTGATGGATAAAGTGGGTTACACCACGAACTCCAAGGGATACAAAGTTCTGCCCGATTACTTCCGAGTGATCCAAGGCGATGGCATCACGGTTGATACCGTCAAGATCATTCTTGACAAAATGATGGAACTGAAATTGTCCGCAAGCAACATTGCATTCGGCCAAGGCGGCGGATTGCTCCAGATGGTCGACCGCGACACGCTGGAGTTCGCAATGAAAGCTTCGGCAATCTATGTGAACAACAGTTGGAGAGACGTGTACAAAGCACCGATCACTGATCTCGGCAAGCAAAGTAAACGTGGACGACTTGCCCTGATCCGGAATCAAGACGATACGTATCAAACTGTTCGTGCCGACACATGTTCATACGATGATAACATTCTTGAGACGGTATTCAAGAACGGCAAGCTGTTGAAAACAACTAACTTTGCAACAATTCGAGAAAAAGTGCAAAAAAGTCTCAAAAAAGCTTGACTTAATAAAAACACTAGCGTAGAATACATAAATAGAAGTACAGTTTACAAACGAAACAAGGAAAAGACCAATGTTATGTAGAACCAAACAACCGCTGATTAGTATGACACCCGTATGGCATGATTCCGCCTTCGCGTCATATAATCGCGAATCTACTACGAGGGGCTTTTTGGGAGAGTAATATCTTCAACCGGTTATAAGAAACCAAAAAAGCCCCCACCGATAAAAAGGATGGGGGCTTTTTTTATAAACAAACGAAATAGTAGTTGACACCAAACGAAAAGCTGCTATACTACACAAACTGAAGAAACGTCGAGGCTACCTAGAGCCACAACGACGCTAAAAAAAGAAAGCTAGGGCCTACTGGAGGGCAACTGAGCGATCAAGGTCGTGAAGCCAATAGTAGGGATAGGCCCTAGAGCCTATTCGACTGGCATATAGCCAGTCTAAAGAAACAGTGGAAGGCCCCAAAACTAGTTATGGTGGGGAGAGCAAAGCGGCAGGATGGAATGCTGGTTTTGTAACAATCATTCTTAGGGTTGAACTCCCATGATAGGTGAGTTCCCCTCTTTTATACCCACCGCTTGGGTAGGGAGTTGGGCGCAGAACGCCTTTAGGCGGATAACCGTCGTTCACTCAACTCCCGAATAATAAGGTGTGTTTCTTTCTACAAATCGAACACACATCCTAGCCGCAGTGCTTGCATGCACATAAGTCGGAGAGATTAAGGTCTGGCCGAACCTCCCAATGGGTATCGTTGTTGCTGACGCGGCTTCGGTGTTAATAAAATTGACCACCAATTTGCCTGAACAGGCACAAGAAATCGAGTAGCAGGTTCAACTCCTGTCTTAGTGATTGACTGCATTCCGGCGCTTCGGCACGGAAACATTAGCTATGTCGGCCCATGCGGGTGGTCGCTCGAACCAATTATGCTGCGAATAGCTCAATGTTAGAGCACTCCCACTTTTGGGGAAAGACGGTGGTTCAACTCCATCTTCGCGCACCAATATTAAGTTGAGGGTCTTATCAAAACCCCCGGCACAGAGTAGCCGCTTAACCGTAATGGAGAAGTTGAACATCGTGTTATGTTCAGTACAAACGCTCAACGAATAAAAGATTAGGTTATTTCACACCCTGCTCGCCGACGTGTCACTAGCGTTATGGAGGGAGGGATGGGTTATCGCCTAGAGAGAATCAGGATCGTAGTACGCAAAGTTAGTAACTTGGCAGAATGGTGAACGTAGTATCTCAAAAGATTTGCTTGGATAGTCACGGAGAGTATACTCAATCGGGTCAATGAACCGTTACCTTTACTTCGCCCGAAGAATCAGGAAACTGAACTTGTATAGTGCATAACAAATTTGCTCGAATGAGCATCCGAAGCGGGAAACGCTGGTTCGAATCCAGTCTGGTGAAATGCCCCTGTGGGGTTATCAGTCGTCTAGTCCGGTCTAGGACGCCCGAGTTACAACAGAATTGCAGTAGCATAATAATCGAGGGTCATACCTTGGATAATGTACCGGATCAAACCGGGGGATGGTAGCTCGAACCTACCCTGCAATACCATGGGGAATTAGCTCAGTGGGAGAGCAGCGCCTTTGCAAGGCGAAGGTCCGGGGTTCGAATCCCCGATTCTCCACCAAAAAAGTTTGTGCAGCGTGAAACGTCAGTACGGTAGCCCGTGCCGAAACTAGGATAGTAATGAAGATTAGCAATCCATTAATGACGCCTAGATGCACAATTCAATATGGGTTTGTTGGACAACTGGCTGTCCAGTGGATTGTAAATCCACCGCCTCACGGCATTGTAGGTTCGAATCCTACCAGACCCACCAAATAATCCACGCCGCATGTTGTACCGTGTGTCGGGGAAGAGGATCAGTCCGTAGGACTTTAACGGTACCCTAATATTCCTTGATGGCGGAACTGGTAAACGCACTTGACTGTGGGATTGAGAAGCCTAAAGCTTTAACATCCAAAATTAATCAAGCGCCCTCGGGCTTGCAGGTTCGATCCCTGCTCAAGGAGCTTAATTCTAATACATGCTTGCGACATATCGAACGGTAAGAAATATGTTGGCAGTTAAGGGTGAGGCCCCAAGTTCAAGTCTTGGTGGGGCAACCAAACAAATTCTGCTCTGTTCGTCCAATGGTAGGGCGCTTGCCTGATTAGCGAGAAACGATGGGTTCGATTCCCTCACGGAGTACCAAATTTGTACGAGCGCCGGTACACCATACGGTAAGGGTAATCCCCACGCGGACGCTTCGATTCAACTCCGGGCATTTAAGTATGTGGGGCCAACCTGTCGCGGGAGCAGGATGGGTAGCTGAAAAGGCCCCATGTATTAAATCCCGCATTATAGGTCTATCGTATAGTGGTAGTATAGCTGGTTCCAACCCAGCGGGCTGGGGTTCAATTCCTCATGGACCTGCCAAATTCAAATATGTTCCCTTGGCAGATTGGCTATGCAGTCGGTTGCAACCCGGAAGAAGCTGGTTCGATTCCAGTGGGGAACTCCAATTTATTCCCACGGCGAAATTCCGTGCGACTTCTCGTTGGGTTTCAGCGAGACCTCTCGTTGGGTTTCAGCGGAGAACGGTTCTGATAACGTTAAACAAAATCAGAATGCCGCCGATGACAAGCGGTGCTATAAATGGTTAGAGCGATATAGGCATGGAGCCTTAGACACTGATTAGAGATGTTTGTTTGACCTATTCAGTGGGATACGAAATGGAAGCTGTTCGTTACGATTGATCCGGCCTCTCGGCTCAGAGCTTTCCATGAAAGGGTATAGATGGGCATCGGGTAGCTCCTGATGAAGGTCATATGCATCCTCTAGAAAAAATCCCCTCAATCGTCGGGTATGTTAGCGATGTTGCTCACGATAGAGCTATCGTCACCTTAGTCGGGTTGGTAGTACGCCAATGTACAGTTAGTATAGAGCGAAGAAAATGCTCATGAGCAGAGAACCAGTGGGGTTTGGTTATCCGTGACTGGTCGAATTCAAGAACTTAATATCATTAAATTATCAAATCATCATAAAGGAAACACACAGATGAAACACAAACGAACCTAGCTCTGGCACTTCGCGAGTCCAGAGTGATTTTCAATAGCGAAAACAACTCTGGACTATAGCTCAACTGGTGGTTTGTTGGAGCGGACTTTTAATCCGTAGCGTCATTGCTTCCTCGGTTCGATTCCGAGATAGTCCTCCATTTTGTATAAATACAACATGGAACACTTTAGAACATACATCGACCTGATGAACGAAAACGTAGTGGAAACACCCGTTTACGAAGAGATCACAGACATCGTAACTGAACTTGATGTCCTTGATCCAAAAAAAGCCGCTGCAGACGCACGAGCGAAAGCCGGTAAGGATGCCGAACCAGAACAAAAAGAGAAAGTTCTTGTTACTAACTGGCAACTTGTTGCAAAAGGTCAAAAGATGATTGTTAAAGGCAACGCAAAAGGTGGTCAATTCAAGAGTTCGTCTGTTGTTAAGATGGATTTAGATGGCCCTCGCCCGTATGTTGTTACAAAGTCCGGTTCCATTTACTACTTAGCACGTTAATCAACCCAAAACATCAATAACACGGCCCCATCTTCTAAAGGTTAGGAAATCGGTTTTTCACATCGGCAATGCTCGGTTCAAGTCCGGCTGGGGCCTCCAATTTATGCTTCCTTGGTGGAATGGTATACACAGCAGACAAAATCATTGTTATGTGTATGCCAGTATAAATATCTATATGAAACAATATAGAAAATCGACACCAATTACAACAGAAGAACTTTGCTCACAAGGATGTGGCACTCAGGCTAAGTTCAAGTCACCGAGAGGCATTTTCCTATGTGGGAAGGGACCGGCAAGTTGCCCTGTTAACAAGAAGAAAAACAGCAACGGTTTAAAACGGGCATATGAAGATGGTAGAAAAGATTGTTCACATTTTGATGGCAAGCGGGGCTGGTCAAAAGGATTGACCGTAGATACTGATTCCAGAGTTGCGGCCCGACAAAATACTCGAAACCAAGATTATGCCAATGGTAAGTGGAAAGGTCATGTTTCGGGCGTAGCCAAGCATCCAGAATTGCGATGGAAACGAAATCGCTTTCAGTACTCGGATACGTTTGGATCACCGTGCGTGTTAGAGTCATTTAATGAATTAATTGTTGCAAATGAGTTAGATAGAAATCACATCAGGTGGACAAGACCAAGCAAATTCACGTTGTCGTCTGGAAAAACATATGAGCCGGATTTCTATCTCATAGATCATCAGGTGTATCTTGATCCTAAAGCGAAGTATTTCGGAACAACCAAATACCAAGGGTACCACAAGCAGGACACGCAATTAGCTAAAATTGCCTTATTTGAACAAGAATACGCCACTCGATGTCTCATTTTATGGGAACACGATAAGGGTAGTTTTTTATGGAATAACATATTATCATGCATAAATGAAGTATGATATTTGTGCTGGTAGTCCAATTGGCAGGAGACAACAGACTTAAAATCTGTACAGTGTGGGTTCGAATCCCACTCGGCACACCAAACGATTTGATGAAGGTTAAGGAAACCGTACACAGTATGTAGGAGCGGACCCACTATTATGGTCGGTGATCGCATAGGATTGAGCATTCAGCGTGAGTATTATTACAAGGGGTTCGAATCCCCTCACTGTCCCAAAATATGGCTCTTGTCGCAGTGGCAGAGCATCAGCGTGAGTATTATTACAGTAGAGGGTTCGAGTCCCTCGGGGGCCTCTAATTAGATGTACAATTGATTGAAAAGTATAAATACATTGTACAAGGAAACAACATGCTGATCAATGAACTAACAATGCCAATGGAAGCACCCAAGAAGCCCCGCCCAACCGTGCGTGACCCATTGGGAGATTATGAAGAACAGGGCAAAACAAAGACTGCCAAGATTAATAGTCCAGCAGACATTGATAAAGTGATTTTGTATCTACAAGGCAATGAGTCCGGAAAGATCACCAAGATGGGCAAGACGTTGGCGAAAATGAAGACCATTGCGGATGAATTCAAAAAAGAAGAAGAAGAATTCAAGCAGTTCACTAGAGATTACGCAGACGAAATGTTCCCATCTTCCGATGACTTTTATACTCGCATCATTGAAACAGCTTCATTGACCTTGAAAATAGGCAAAGCCGAAGCAGCCACAAGCAAAGAAGTGTTTGATGCAGACGGAATGATCAGTGATCTGTATCGTCAGTTTCCTGATATGATCGAAGCATTGAATGCCGCCAAAAAAGCGAACACAACAGTTAAACAGTTTGCGGCCAAGAACCCAAAGGTTATGGCTCCGAAGTTGAGAACCAAACCATTGAAACGTGAATCACTAGAAGAAGGCATTGGTGATAAGTTGAAAGAGTATCTTTCAAAAGTTTCATCTTATATCACCAGTAAACTGTCAAGATATGACAACACATTAGCAGACGTTACACAACGCTTAAACGCTGCAACTGGTAGTAAAAAAAAAGCGTGAATGAATCCCTTGTACTTCTTTATGAAGAATACCGCGACGTTGATTCGTCATGGATACAAGGTTTAGAATACGATGAAGAGACCGGTGAATTTTTAATGCACCTGAACTCTGGTAGATCGTATCAGGTCCAAGATGCCGATGAAGAGTTGTTTGACGAATGGTCAGCAGCAAGTTCAAAGGGTAAATTCTGGTGGGCCAATGTGACCGGCGCATACATGCATACCCGAGTCGCATAAACAGAATAGAATAATCATGATGTAGGTCCAAGAGCAGTCATGATTTCGCACCGTCCATCGAGAGTACTATCGATTGGCGGTTTTCTATTTTCTAGGTGTAGCTCAGTCTGGTAGAGTCCCACGTTTGGAACGTGGTTACGTAGGTTCAAATCCTATCACCTAGACCAACATAAATACTGTATGAAACATCTTATCGAATCCGTAGAGCAATTATCCAAGAGCAAACCAATGAACTTCTTACGTGAACTCACTGAGAATGATGACGAACATCAACAAGCATTGGATCAAACTGGCTTTTGGGGTAAAGCAGGTTCAGGTGCATTATTCATCGCACGTTCAACCGGACGTATTTTGTTCAATCATCGCGGCCCACATGTTCAAGAACCCAATGAATGGGGAGTATGGGGTGGTGCAATGGATGAAGGTGAAAACCCTAAACAAGCTGCAAAACGTGAAGCACATGAAGAAGCTGGAATAGATGTACAAGATGAAGATATCATTCAGTTGTATGTTTTCCATGATCAACAATCTGGTTTCCGGTACTTCAATCATTTGATTATCGTTCAGGATGAATTCACCCCAACATTAGATTGGGAAACCCAAGGATCGAAATGGGTAGAGTTCGGAGATTGGCCAACACCGATGCATTTTGGTGTGAAGTCATTGTTGGGTGATCAGAAAAGTGTTCAGGTTATCAAACAGTTAGCACAAAAATACAGCCATTAATGGGGTGTATCTCAGTTGGAAGAATGTCACAGACCAGATTGTTCCGAAGACAATCAACAAAGCAACAGAGTGGCAGACGCCGGTTCGAGTCCGGTCACCTCAACTCACACTAAATAATATCACATGGGGATGTAGCTCAAAGGAAGAGCATCTGCCTGTCGAGCAGAAGGTTGGGATTTCGAAATTCCTCATCCTCGCCAAAAACTAAATGGAAGATTAAGCCGAAAGAATCTGGGTAGCGGCAGCGGTCTTGAAAACCGAAGGTCATCGCAAGATGTCGTGGGCGTTCGAATCGCCCATCTTCCGCCCAAAAGTAACGGTTATGTCAACCGCCGCATAAATACATTCATAAGGAGAAGATTATGAATGTAAACGAAAAAGGGCAAATAGGGTTGATAGAAACCATACGGGACTTGACAAAAAAGGGCTATGAATGTTTTTTACCAATGCATGATTATAGTCCAATCGATTTGATAGTGACTGATACAAATTTTAATACCTATAAAATTCAAGTGAAGTATCGAACAGAGTTCCGAAATCACATCGAGGTAGGGTTGCATTCAGTGGTGAACGGGAAACGCATTCCGGTAGACTTATTAGCAATCGATGGCTGGGCGATATATTGTCCAGAAGTTGATACGGTGGTGTATATCAACAAAAAAGAAGTAGATACCACCAAACGGTCGTTGACATTTCGTTTGACGGAAGGTAGCAATACGCTTGGTAAAAATCAACAGAAAAGAAAACTATATAGCGATTTTACAAATGGTTGGTTAAGTTCGGTCGATGATATAGCTAGTGGGCAGGGTGGTAATGCAGTAGATTGCTAATCTATACAACCTTTAAGGTTGAGCGGGTTCGATTCCCGCACTAGCTGCCAAAAATAAGAACATGTCATAGCGTCAAACACGTGGCCTCTTTTGTAGGAGCGTGGCTTTGTGGCACAAAAACCTAACACGGTGGACCCATCGTGGACCAGCTATGCGCGAGGGCTAATGTTGACATAACCCCCGATTAAATGGATCATAAACCAGACAGGCGCACTGGAGCATCTTGGAAAGGTGATGGTACCCAGCAATGGGTATGAGTTTCGAGTACTCTGTGATCCTCAAAACGCTTGACACCCTGAGTATTTGTGGTAAGCTCCTAATTGTAGAAAGAAACAAACAAACAGGAGAGACCAATGACCCCGTTGAAAGCAGCCAAAACATTCAAAGCCATGCTCGTTAAGAAATATGGCAAAGAGAACACAGAAGAGTTGAGCATCTGGAACAAGAAAAAATGCATTGAAATGGGCTACGGCTCTGGCGATGCCGCAATCATCTGGAACAGTGGACCATATGATTGGGCCATTACTGAAAGCATGACGGATTTTGCCTTCGGCCTTGACGGAGTTCTCGCCGAACCTTGGAACGGCGCAATCCTTAACTTTTATAAGAACGGGTGATCGGCAAATGATCAGGACATGGTATCAATGGTACCAATACCACAGGCGCAATCATAGCTCAACCGTTATGGAAGCCATAAAGTGGTCATGGTGGAACTTGAACCATCCGGTGAAACCCGGTGGTGCAGGGAACTATCAAAATTACTGGAAAACGAAATGAAAATTTATCTAGTGGAACAGCAATGGTATAATGGCGTCATGGATGGGGGAAGCCACCCCGTTGAATATTACGGCAACATGCAAAAGGCCGCAGATCATATGCTAACATTGGTAACTGACACCACGTTCGATTACACATTGAACGATCAAGGTCAGGTTATTTTCATTCTCGATGACGAGCACGGACACACAAGTTACACAATTGAAGAAGTTGAGGTAAAATGAAAGCGCGTAGCAACGCGCCAAGGTTAGCTGTAACCCTCTTGGGCTTTGATCCAAGTGAAGCCCACAAGAAGGGCGACTGATAAAATATAGCACAATTCATTAAGTATAAATACTGTGCAGGGAGGATGTTGGTT